CCACCTTTCAAAAGAGATTCTGCATAATCACCTAAATCTGCTAAATCTTCCTTACCATCTTTATCCATTGACTTTCTAATTCTATCATCATTAACCAGTTTTTTAGCAGCATCAAGCATTTTCTCTTTGTTGTCAAAGTAAATCATCTTATGTCCTGAACCAATATTTACTGCATATCCAACACCCTCTCCATCAGGAAAAGCATTTACAGCCATTTCTTTTTCTGGATCACCCTCACTTTCAGGATCAGCTAAAACAGCATACATACCATCATCTATTGCAGAATCCAAAAAATCTATACCTAAACCATTCAAATCACCTTCCATAGCATTGAGGTCTTTTCCTATCTGACTATTTTCTTTTTCAGATTTTTCTTCTGCAGTTTCATAATCATCGTCATCATCAGCATCAAATTGGTCATCTCTATCCATATCGTCAACATCATCACCTTCTCTATCGAAATCAGCGGTGCCTAATTTACCAGCAGAATCCTTTTCACTATCATCTCCATCATCATCCTGCATCTTATCCCAAGCTAACTTTGCTGGATGGTCTTTAGGCATCGACTTAGCTGAACCAGCTTTCATTTCACCTGACTCACCATCTTTCTTTTTATACTTGATGACTTTTTCGTCATCAACTTCATTTATACTTTGTGCTATTTCTAATAGTGATATCATTAATCTTTCTCCATCATAATTTCTGTTCTGAGACTTTCCAATTGTTCTATCCATTGTCCAAGTCTCCTTATCATATAAGTCTTATCTACATCTTTCTTTTGTATCTCAACCTGCCATCTTTTCAACAGAGTCGAAATACTAAAAAGAGTATCCATATAGGATTTCTTTTTATCTTCAAACGGCATGTGAGTTCCAGTTACTGTAACTGTCCTACTTTATTTGCTAGTTTTACTAACCTCTCACTTATTTTATGTAAAGCCTTATTCGTATTTTTCCAATATGATCTTGAATCTACATTCAATTCATTTTTTAAACGTACATTCATTTTAACTAATTTTTCTAAGTTAGCAAGTCCATCCCTAACTTCTCTCATTGAACGACCAATCTTTTGTTTTGCTGTTAGAGTTTCATCGTTTCTATATTGATGATACTTACCCTCATTCACTTTTTTATATCCAGCAACTTCAGGATCTTTATGACCTTTTTTCTTTTTACTAAACGCATACGGCGTTTGATAGCCAGGTACATTAGCAGTTACCGAAGCTTCTTCTAATGAACTTACTTCGTCAATTAACATTTCTTGAACTCGTTCTCTTAATTTACTTTCCAGCGACATCCTTCAGCTCCTTTAATAATTGATAGTATCTCATCAAAGTAATAACTTGACTATCCTCTACGATTCTACCTCTCAGTAATTTATCGGATTGTTTGATTGCTTCTTTCAATTTTATGGATGTAACCTCATCATCTATATTAGGTAAAAACGATTGGAGTTGTTTTTTAACTTCAATAGATTCTTTTTCAACAAACTCTTTTAGTGAGTTTGTATTGGAAATATTATTTATATATTTTCTCAGCAAGTTTCGCTGTGAACCACTAAGTCCTTTATACTTTTTATTGAACTTCTCTACTAATACTTGGTAAGTAAGTAATCTAAGGTCTTTTTCAGATTTTTTATAATTTTCTATGGTTTTATTTGATTTAACACTTTCTACCATTTTCTTTCTTGTAATAGATTCCACTATTGTATATCGAGCATTTGTTTCGGAAGAAGGATCTGAAATGGTTATTGATTCAAATAGTTTATATATACTAGCATTAAGTTTATAGTTTCCTATTCTAGCCATAAAAAAGTCACTTATTTTATAAGTATTTTTTATTTCATTAACTAAATTATATTTTTCACGTCGAAGTTCAGAGCGATTGATTTTATTGTAAGTTTTCATTACAGCATTAATCAAATGATTAGCTTTACTTTCTGAATTATAGGTTTCCGTAGTCAATATCCTATACAATTCATATTCTTTCCCTAATTGTGTCTTAGGGGAAAAGTACTTCTTCAATAAGTTGACTGCTAACCCATCTCTGTTTTCGATAATATCAGCGGTAATTTGTCTTGTAAGTAACTCAAATAGTATACCTGTATTTCTAACTTTTGAGTGTTTTATTTTATTACTCATTTACGAACTCCAATCGTTTATTTCTCTTATATAAATATATAGTAAACTACTTTTTCTTAGTATTTAACGAATCAACTTCGCTTTTATACTCTTTTTCTAACTCGCCACTTTCATTTAGTAACTCTTTAGCACTATCTCCAAAATGTTTTAGCATATTTTCATATTTTGCTAATGATTTAGTACTATATGCTTTGCCCATATCATGCGAACCGATAGGATCTCTTCCTCTAGTACCACTATCCTGACCATATTTATCAGCTTCTTTAGGTCTTCCAGCGCCTGGTTGTCCACCTTCTTCTGAACCACCCTCATCATTCAACTCATGACCAGTTCTACCCATAGCCATATCCGATGGTGTACCTTGTGACTCACCACTTTTAGCAGGATCATTTCCTTCAGACTCTATCTGTGAGCGTCTAAACTTTGTTTTATAATCAAATGTTATTTGTTCATCTTGTTCTTTTATTTGATCATCCGTAAATCCAAATATATTTTTATAAATCCATTCAGATGATACCAACCCATCTCTTATCATTGATTCTGCCAATGATGTTTTGTTATTCCACAACTCAATCTTTTCTTGTTCGTAGATTGTAGATGGATTTGTCAAATTCAATTCAAAGTTTACAAGTTCTTGATCTCTAAACCCTTGTGAGTATAAATGAACTACAGCAATTTTTTGTAGCTCACTAACTAAAATTCTCTGTATTCTTTCGATTGTTCTAGCAAACCTAACATCTTCAGCAGCTAATGTAGCCTTAGAACCAAGCCCTTCTTCGTATCCTAAGAAAGCCTTTGGAACATGAAGTGATGCTAATAACTTATTCTTCAAATACTCAACATCGTCTGTTGCTTCATATTGTAATCCAGGCAAAGACTCTATGTTAGTACCACTGTCACCACCTCTTACAGGTAAAAAGAAATCTTCTGTAAGATTTTGTATATTATATCGAAGATTATATTCGCCTGTTTTCTCATCCATAATAGGTGCTTTTTTCATTTTGTTTATTACTTGTTGCATGTAATTATCAACTTCAGCAGGAGGAATATTTCCGATATCTAATTTAAATATTCTTTTTTCAGGAGCTCTCATTATTCTATGAATCAACATAGCATCTTCCATAAGAGTTAATTGTTTCCAAACTTTTCTACCACCTTCTAATATAGAACGACCATATGGTACAAAATTAGAATCTGAAAGAAGTCTAAAGTGTGCTACTTCATAATTTTCTAAAAGAGTAGACTCTCTACCTCTAGCAGAATGCTTGGCACCGACATGACCACTTCCTTGTTGTGGGATATATTCAAACTGAACCATTTGAGGATTTTCTGGATCGTGTCCTTCTAATCTAGAAATATCATAAGCAGACATTGGCTGTACATTCATAACTCCATATTTATCTTGTACATCTAACTTCAAAAAGAAGTCTCCATACTTTACCATATTACGAACCCAAGGCCATAGATTGAATTCTATATTTATTATATCATAAAAAAGGTTATGAAGTATATCGTGTATTTGATCATTTGATGTACGAATTCCTAAAATCTTTCCATATTCATTTTTCATTGTCGATTCGTCTGAATATATATCTAATGCAGAAGCAACAATTGAATCCGAGTCCATTGATTCATAATCTCTGAATAAACCTAAACGAAGTTGCTGTACTTGTAAAAGTTCATTATATGGATGATTAGCCATATTAGAGTGAAGTTTTTGAAATCTGTCAACTAATGTATTTTGTGCACCTGCTTGAATTTTGCTAGTGTCCATCACTTTTAATTTTCTTCCACCGATATTTCTAACGATGGTACTTCCAGAAAATAATCTTTTTAGTCTACCAGTTAATGTTGTGTCTGCCATATTTTTACCTCTTATTTAATAAGCCATTCTAATGATTCTTTTATTTTTCCATCGGGACTCCATTCCCAATTTCCCTCATTTACTTGATTGCTATTTTGTGGTAGCATTTGATTTGCAACACCACTCAATGTCTTTCTCTGTAAACTAATACCTTCTTGCCTCAATCGTAAAGCAGTATCTCTTACCCACAAGCAAATAGCAAAACTCATTACTAAGTCATCATTATATCCTTGCATAGCTTCAGCTTTATTATTGTTATATATAAATACAAAAAGTTCATCTATTAATCTATTTGAACGGACAATTACTGACTTTTCTCTAAAATATTCCTCTAATTTAGCAATAACTAGTGGTCTTGTTTTCATTGTCATACTAAATCCAGGAACCATACTTTTATCTTGAGTTCTGTATCTATTATTTACTTGTCTTTCTGTATCTACATATTGTAAATCTTTACTTGTATAAAAAAGATTTTCATATCCTCTATCTATTACTTGTTGTATTGTAGCCCATCCTATATTGTTATTTTCAATAACTAATAAAGCATTATTATATTCAGTTGATATGTTTACTAATAGATTACCAAAGTCTTTTGTTGATATCTTACCTTTATACTCAGCAACTTGTTCCATTGTTTCTATGTTCATTATATGAAATGCAGAGTAATCAGCACTATCTCCTCTACCGACATCAGCCGATACTACATAATCATTGGTATAATTAGGTGGTTGCCACACCCAAAGATTACTATCAACTCCTCTTTTTTCTAATGGGTCATTACAATGTTTTTCTCTATACTCTTCTAACACAATACCATCAATTACAGTTTGTCCAGAAGTAATAAAATCACAATCACATTCTTGAGCAGCTAATGAAGGACCCAATAGTTTATCTTGGTCTTTTCTCCACTCATCGTCCCTTTCAGGATGTAAACTCCAATGTAATCTTATAGTGTTCCAATCATTTGTCCCATCTTCCGCACCAACCCAAGTCTTATGAAACCAATTACCAACACCATTCGGTGTGGATAGTGCTATACATTGTCCACCAGTAGATAGTGTTTGTGAAGCAGCAGCCCATATCGGTTCAATCTTATCGATGAAAGCAGCCTCATCTAATATGAGTAGTGATAGAGCCTCTGAACGACCACTATCCTCACCACTTGAAACAGCTTTTATCTGTGAACCATTGTTGTATCTCAACGACAGCTTGTTATCTTCCGTACATTTTTGTTTTAACCAACTTGGTAAGTTAGCATGCATAACTCTAACTTTAGTAACTAAGTTTTTAGCAGTATCTTGTTTTGTAGCAATTACCAGTATGTTTTTATCTTGATGAAATGTCATCATCCATAGAGCATACCCAGCAGATAATGTTGATAATCCTAATTGCCTAGCTTTCAATATAACATTGAATCTATGTTCTTCAAAAAGTTTTATTGATTCTTCTTGATACTCAAATAGATGAAACGGAACTTTACCTTTCATTGGGTGCTGAACTACACAGTACTTTTTTAGAAAGTATATTGGATCTTGAGCACATTTTACATACTCTTTTTTTATTACTTCTTTTAGTACTGTAGGTTTCATTATATTTTTCCTAAGATAAATCCTATTCCTAACCAAAGATACTGATTTTCGTACCATTTAGGTTCAACTAATTCTACTAATCTTTCATTAGCTTCATCACGAACTTTTAACAAATCAATTCGTTTTCTCTGAGCAAGTAACATCAAACTATCTAAATTTGATTGTTCTTCTAACTTGACAACAACTGCTTCACAATCAGAAATTACTACTTTTTGTGATTCTATCAATGAATCTGCTTTTGCTAATTTACCTTCCCACTGTGCATCACGAGCTTTCAGCATTTCTAAAGCCTGTTCTTTTGTAAAAGTAGTTACTTCTTTTCCATCTTTCTTTATACTCTGTCCATCTACCATTGAAAGTACAAAAAAAGATATCAAAAAATATTTTAATATTTTCATAGACATTCTCATTTGCTTTTAGCAAAATTTCTTAAGAAATCTTCAGCTGACTCGACCTCATCATTGTCATAAGCATCTTGCATCTTTTGAGTTTTCTTTTTAGAAATAGTAAGTTTTCTTTTTATATTACCTATTTCTTTTTTAGAAGATTTTTTTGCTGTTTCTAATTCTTTTATTTGCTTTTCAACTTTCTTTTCTTCTTTCTTATTAGCGTCAATAACTTTTTTTAGTTTTTTTACTTCTTCACTCTTTGCTTTATTTACAGCAAGTAAAGCACCAACACCACCAAGAAATCCTAAAATTATTTTCCATAGTTTCATTATTCATTCTCCAGTTGTTCTAATTGTTCTGTTAAGTTTTTTATTGCTTCTACTGCTTCAGAAACTATTTTATCAGTACCACCTTCCCACTTTTCTTTTTCTAATTCAGGATGATTTACTCCCACATTATTAAGCCATTCAGGTGCTTTCATAGTTTTGAATTCTTCTAATTGCTGTAATGTATCTTTTATATAAGCTATTTTATTTTTCTTTATCTTATTATTAGCCCAATCATCAAACCTACCTTCTAATTTTAGTTTATGTTCAAAGGCTATCTGACAATCAAAACAATGGTTATAAAGATTCCACATCTTATTATCTAATTTTTTCTTCATTACCTTATCACATTTTTTACAAAATAAAGGCATTCTAGCATCTTTCATAAGTTCAGTCATCTTTGGAATTACATCACCTTTTGGTTTTTTCTTACCCTCATATCCAACTTGAACATAATTTTTTACATGCTCTTTTCCTGACATAGCATCTCTCAATGCATCATTTTGTCTTTCTGTTTCTTTACTATATCCCATAACCTACTCCTATACGAATTTTAACATACCTAAGATTTGATTTGCTGGAGCAAATGCTCCAGTATATTTATACAATTTTCCTTTGAATACAAAGGTAATACCTTCAGTTGGAACAACTGCTTTTAAACCACCAATAGCATTTAGTCTGTCTAATTGGGTTTTTAGTGTATTCAATACCTTTGTATCCTTAGACTTTTTTACTTTTGATATTGCTTTCTTCAAGTCCTTACGAATTTGCTGAGTTGCTTTTGATGGATTAGCAGCTATGAAGTCATCTAAATTTGATAATATTTCTGCTCCCAATTCAAAGAAAAGAACTTCCCAGTCTCTGATATGTTGCTTTTGTAACTTAGCGTGATCCATTTTATCAGTTGTTAGAACCCAATCTAAAAACTTTGGATACTCTTTTAAATCTTTTTTAATATTTGGTATCTTATATGACTTATCAAAGAATGCCCATCTTTTTGTTAGACTCATCAATATATCATTTGGCGGATTTGGATAGTCTGTATTTTTAGCACCATTGTAAATATACTCCATCCAATATGCTTGATGATAATTAGCTAATGTATCGTTATCACTCATTTTATATTCACTCTGTAGTTTATTCAACTTACCTAAGAAATAACTTTGTTTCTCTGAAAAGTTTTTTACCTTTGGTAACTGAGTTATAAATGGCTTTGTGATACTATAAGTCTTTTGTATGTTCTGATTTATTTGTTTTATCATACCAGCTAACATTCTAGCACTTCCTCTGTCCTCTCCGACTGGCGAGCCAGCAGAATTATATTCGATAGTTCCGTGAAATTGTAAAAGTGATTTATCATAAGGTATGACATTTGATGTTGCTGGGTATATGACTTCTAATGACATAAACTTTTTACCTTCACCAAATATTTTGTCTTTTTGTTTTTTACTCAGCCCCTTTAATGCTTTTTGTAAATCTGATATAGCAGATACAAATGCTTTTTCAATATCGCCTCTACCAGCAAACATATTCTTTATACCATTCAAATCTAAAGAATTAGCACCAAAGTTTTTTATATGTCCTTTGTTTCTAGCTGCAACTAATTTATCATTTTTCCAACTAATCATAATATTTTGACCATCTGTTTTCTCTGTAACAGGACCTTCTTTATCTAGATTACCTTGGAGTGTATTAATAATTAGTGTTTTAAAATCTGAAAACGTTAAATTTTTATCATCAAATGGATGATTTAGATGTCCATAAGCACCACCTTCTAATAACAAATCAACTTCTTTGTCTAAATTAATCTTTTCATAAAGGGAACTGATATCATAGGAATCGCCATCAGCACCAGCTGTAAATAAAGATCCTATTATGTTATCAATAGCAGCTTCAGTACCCATCCAATTTACTACATTCCATCCCAATGGTTCTAAAACACCACTCATCCATTTCTTATATTTATTTACTGCTGTGCTAGAACCCTTTTCCTGACCATGATCTAAATAAGATAATGCAACGGATTTATAAGCATTTTTTATAGAGTTTTTAGCACCATCTCTTATAATATAATCTAATACCACCCAACCAGCATCTGAGTATAATGAATCAATCCACTCTTTAGAAACCTTTTTATATTCATTATAGTCTTTGTGAAATGTTGAAGGACCATCATCTAAATTACCCATTGAAGCAACACTAGCTTCCATCAAATATTCTTGTACCAACTCATCAGATAAAGTG